GAGGATTGATTTATTGGGTGACCTAATTGATGACTATGATCATCAAAAGGAAGTGTATGCCAGCGCAGGTCTTCCATTGGAATACGCATCAAGGGTGGATGTGAGTGACATAGAAAATTATCAAAGTGGAGCTGTCCCCGTGTGGGAAAGACCCATGTCTCAGATTGAGACGTTATCACAACAGGAATTAGGAGAAGGTATCATGATTACAAACAAGGAACTGTTACAGAGATTTATTCGAGAGGCCATCGATCTAGAAAGCAATGAATCTAATTATATCTCTACGCTGGGAGGCTCTGCGGTTTACGAACCATATTTGATGTCTCGCGCCGGAGAAGAGTCAGATGACGGAGAGTTTCTCAAAGGATTTGTGGTTAAACAAAAAATGCATGTCGGAACACATGGCAGTCATCCCAGAGTGACAGAGTCTCTCTTTAGGGAATTTATCAGGGGAAGACTTCGTGAAAAGCTAGCAGAAGCCAAAAAAAAAAGAAGAAGGTAATTAAGAAAAACGAGGCTTCCACCTCAGGTGGAGTCGGAGGATGGACCGGCCCTCTTGGAGCGGGGAGTGGTCAAAGTTATGAAAAACTCACTAAGAGAAATGCTAGCTTTTTTGGAGGAGGAAGTCTTGTTAATCCAGACGCTCCTAAGGGAATTGTTAAGCAGGCAAAGGCGTTTGCAACCGGTACAGCTGGCAAACCCAAATCAAAGAAGAAGAAATCACGTAAAAAGAAATCTAAAAACTAAACAATAAATTTTGAACATTACCCTGTTGTTGGGTATCTTTAAGTTGTGCTTAGCACAAGTAAATTAAAAACTACATTATAAACATTAAGGAGTTAAAAAATGGCAGTTGATTTTGATGCAATCAGGCGTAAGCTTGATCAGCTTAGTGGAAACAATCGTCGGACGTCGTCTACGTGGCGTCCCAAAGAGGGAGAGGAGCATACAGTTCGGCTTCTATCGTTTCCCGATAATGACGGACAGCCCTTTAAGGAGCTGTGGTTTTATTATAACATCGGTAGCAATCCAGGGCTTCTAGCCCCCTACCAGTTTGGAGATCCCGATCCCATTCAGGAGCTAATTACCAAGCTTCGGGATGAAGGTACAAAAGAATCTTATGAGCTAGCTAAGAAGCTCTACCCCAAGATGCGGTGCTATGCTCCCGTGATTGTTAGAGGGGAGGAAGACAAGGGTGTTCAGGTGTGGGGATTCGGCAAGATGGTATATCAGTCACTTCTGAATATCATGCTTGATGAAGACTATGGCGATATCACAGATCATGCTGATGGTCGGGATATCAAGGTTAGCTGTAACAAGCAGCCTGGAAAGAAGTGGGCTACCACTGAGGTTCTTCCTCGTGGGCGGACATCGCCTCTCGCAACCACAGCTGAGCAAGCTAATGGGTGGATGGATAATATCCCAGACGTGTCTACAATGTATGAGTGCAAGTCTTATGATGAGCTTTCAAAGATTGTAAGTGATTGGATTAATGGATCCTTCGAAGGAGAAGAAGACTCTCGTTCCGGTACCTCTAGAGGTGGTAGTGACTCTGAATCTTCTGGCGGAAGTGACACTCCCAAAAATAGCAAATATAAGAATCTAGACGATGCATTTGCAGATTTGATGGGCGAGTAGTCTCATACGTGTCTGACTTATCCTGGCGAGATTATTTCTCGCCAGGATTTATATGAACAAACCTTCTATGAGAGTGTATTTTTAATATGCTAGATTTAAGATGTCAAGAAAAAAAGAGATAAATGCTAATGGAAAAACACAGGATTTTACTGTTGATCTAATTGAGGCTCTTAACAAAGAGCACGGATCACGAATCGCGTATAATCTAAGTGCTGATACCTCTCCTACACACGTTAAAAGGTGGATTAGTACGGGATCTAAGCTCTTAGATTATATTTGCTCTAATCGACGGGATGGAGGTCTTCCAGAGGGAAGAATTGTTGAGATTTTTGGCCCTCCTTCTATTGGCAAGTCTCACATCGCGACTCAGATTGCTAGAACCACCCAGAATATGGGTGGAATTGTTGTCTATATTGACACTGAAAATGCTACGTCTGTTGAAAATTTAGGTCTTTTGGGTGTTGATGTCTCTAGTCGGTTCGTGTATGTAGATACACACTGTACTGAAGAGGTTCTGTCTATTGCTGAGGCAACCATAATGAAAGCGAAGGCGATGGACAAGGACGTGCCAATTACTATCATTTGGGATTCAGTTGCTGCGTCATCCCCAAAGGCAGAGCTAATTGGCGACTATGACAAGGAGTCTATTGGGTTGCAGGCTCGTGCCATCTCAAAGGGGATGAGAAAGATTACAGGAGTAATTGCAAATCAGAATGTGCTGTTTGTCATTCTCAATCAGATTAGAACAAAGATTGGAGTGATGTATGGAGATCCTGATGTAACTCCTGGGGGAAAGGCGATTCCATTTCATGCTTCAACAAGAATCAAGCTCGGAGCTGGGCAGCAGATAAAAGACGGCGACGACGTAATTGGAATTCACGTTTCGGCCAAGACAATTAAGAATAAGGTTGCGCCTCCGTTTCGAAAGATTGATTTTGAGATTCATTTTGGAGTCGGGATCAAAGAGCATGAGCAGATGTTTGACATTCTGAGAAAGCACGGACCCGAGGTCATCGATGGAAAAGAAGTCGTAGTATCAGGTACAGGTTCTTGGAAGTGCATTACAATAACTGATACAAAAACAGGTGAAATTCTCTCTGAGAAAAAATTTCACAAACCTAAGTTTAATGAGATCGTGAGATCTCCAGAGTATGCTCCATACATTGATGATCTTCTGGAAAAAGTTATGATTAAGATATTTTCCGTCGATAATCTTGATATAGACCATGAATCTTATGAGGAGATTAGGTCACTCTCGGTGAGCTTAGGGGAGACTGTGGAACTTGAGAAGTGAAAACAGTTCTCCTAGTTGATGCTCTTAATCTCTTTACACGTCACTTTGTAGCCAACCCCTCCATGAGCATACATGGACACCACGCCGGCGGAATGGTTGGTTTCTTAAATGGAATTAGGCTTCTTAATGAGCGGCTTCGACCATCACAGGTTATTGTTATCTGGGAGGGTGGGGGTTCTAGTCGTCGAAGAGCGATATATTCGCAGTATAAGGCCCAGCGACGGGCCCAAAAACTAAATAGATTTTATGGTGATGAAATTCCAGACTCTGTTCAGGGTAGGAATAATCAAATTTCTGTAATTGTGGAAATTTTAAAAAAGACTCCCGTATCTCAAATCTACGTACCTGACTGTGAAGCTGATGATGTAATAGGCTATCTAGCTAGATACAAGCTTAAAGATAACAAGAAGGTGATCGTGTCTTCTGATAGGGATTTTTATCAGCTTTTGAATGAAAATGTTAGCATGTTTTCTCTTTCAAAAAAAAGATTTATCTTACCAGAAACTGTTTTAAAAGAGAACGGTATCTCTGCTAATAATTTTTGTCTCGCTAGAGCAATATGCGGAGACACCTCTGATAACATAGGGGGAATAAAAGGCGCTGGGATTAAGACAGTATCTAAGAGATTCTCTGGCATGGCGTCGAGTCAGAGCATGACAATAGATGATATCATTAATGAATCTAAGAAAATGTCAATGGGTAAACGTATTCCTAAAATTTATAAAGAGATATTGTCAAATGAAGACATAGTCAAAAGAAACTGGAAGCTGATGTATCTAGATACAAATAATCTGTCAGCTTATCAAATTAAGAATATTGACGACACAATTGATACTTTCAATCCTGTTAGAGATAAAATCTCTGTAATGAGAACACTGATCAGAGAGGGAATTCAAACTCTTGATGTTGATCGACTTTTCTTATCATTTAGCACAATGGATCTCTAGACATGAATTCTGAAGAAGTATCTCCCCATCAGTCTCCCACATATTTCAAACAGTATGGAAAGGCCTTTCAAGAGAAAATATTTCAGTCTCTTATGACTGACAGTCCGTGGTCACTTCAGATGACTGAGATCATGAATCCCTCATATTTTGAGCTTAATTATCTGAGATATCTCTCTGATAAGTACTTTACATATTTTTCAAAATACAAAGATTTCCCTACGATGCCTATCTTGATAACCATTATCAGGGATTCGCTTAGAGAGAGTAAGGATATTATTCTAAGAGATCAGATAATTGATTTTTTGCATAGAATAAAGACAAATCCGGACATGGGAGATCTCAAATATGTTAAGGATAAGACTCTTGACTTTTGCAAAAGGCAGGCCTTTAAAGATGCGCTAGAGCTTGCGGTTACGGATATTGATCAGGGAAACTTTGACGGAGTTGTCTTTCGAATGAAAGAGGCATGTGCGCTTGGATTACCACACTCAGTTGGGCATGATTTTTTTGAGGATATGGAGTCTAGATTTTCTCTTATAAAGAGAAGCACATGTCCAACAGGAATTTCCGAATTAGATAAAAAAGATGTTCTAAATGGCGGATTGGGAAGGGGAGAGATTGGAGTTATCACAGCTAATACGGGCGTAGGAAAATCTCACTTTTTGGTTTCTTTAGGTGCTGAAGCCTTGCGTCGAGGAAAAAATATAATTCACTATACTTTTGAGCTATCTGAGAACGCAGTTGGTCTAAGATATGATTCAAATTTCTGCAGCATACCCAGCAATGAGGTGATTGAAAGAAAATCGGAAATAATCCAAAAATATCAAGACATGGACCTTGGAAGGTTAATAATTAAATCATACCCAACAGGCTCCGCTACAGTGACAACCCTTCGCAGTCACATTGAAAAATTACTTTTAAAATCTTTTGTTCCCAACATGATTATAATTGATTATGCTGATATCATGAGATCGACTAGAAAATATGATTCCATGAGACATGAGCTAAAACTAATTTATGAGGAAATTAGAAATCTTGCGATGGATTTAAACCTACCGATCTGGACGGCGTCTCAGGCAAATAGAGATTCGGCGAACTCAGCCATAGTTGGTTTGGAAAACATGTCTGAGGCCTATGGAAAAGCTATGGTGGCCGATGTTGTGGTTTCACTTTCTAGAAAAGCCGCCGAAAAGACCTCAGGAGTCGGGAGGCTGTTTGTTGCTAAAAATCGAGCCGGACGGGATGGGATGCTTTTTCCAATTAATATCAATACAGCGATGTCAAAGATAACTGTTGTTGAAAATTCAGGGGAAATGTCTGTTAACGAGGTGATTGAAGCTCATGATAATTCAATGAAAGAGCTGCTAAAATCTAAGTGGGATGAGATAAATAGAAACTAAGGGAGAGTCCGTGGCTAAATTTGAAGAGGTTGTAAGCAAAAGCATTGAATATTTTAACGGGGATGAGCTTGCAGCAAATGTGTTTGCCACCAAATATGCTCTTTGTGATAAACTTGGAAATTATTTTGAATTTACGCCAGACGAAATGCACAGAAGGCTAGCAAAGGAATTTGCAAGAATTGAGAAAAAGTATCCAAACCCGATGCCAGCAGATGAGATCTATGCTCTCTTTGAAAAATTTAAGTATGTAGTTCCGCAGGGCTCACCGATGTCTGGAATTGGAAACCCCTATCAGATCCAATCGATCTCTAATTGTTTTGTGATTGAATCACCTCATGACTCATACGGAGGAATTCTTAAGACGGATCAGGAGCTTGTTCAGATTGCTAAGCGCAGGGGCGGTGTGGGATTTGATATCTCCACAATTCGACCTAAAGGATTATCTACCGCTAACGCTGCTAAAACGACTGATGGAATTAGGATCTTTATGGAAAGATTTTCTAATTCATGTAGAGAGGTTGCCCAGGGAGGACGTCGAGGGGCGTTGATGATGACGATTTCAGTTCATCACCCTGACATACAGACGTTTATAAACATAAAGAGAAACCTTAAAAAAGTGACCGGTGCAAACATTTCGATTAGATTAACAGATGAGTTTCTGGCTGCAGTTAATTCAAAGGATAAGGTACACCTAAGATTTCCAGTTGAGAAAGACTCTGAGCCGCTGGTTGAAGCCTGGGTTGATGCACAGGAGCTGTGGGAGGAGATAATCTCATCTGCTTATGAGTGTGCTGAGCCCGGATTGCTATTTTGGGATACAGCCAGGCGCTGCACTCCTTCTGACATATATGAAGAAGAAGGATTTGGGTCTACATCTACGAACCCATGCGGAGAAATTATTTTGTCTCCGTATGATAGTTGTCGACTCATGGTTATAAATCTTCTTTCCTTTGTTAAGAACCCTTTCACAAGTGATGCAGAATTTGACTATGAGAAGATGGGAGACGTAGTTCAAAAATCCCAGCGTCTCATGGATGACATGGTAGATCTTGAGATAGAGCAGGTTAAAAAAATTATTCAAAAAATAAAGAATGACCCAGAGCCTACTGCTGTCAAGGTGATTGAAATTGATTTATGGAAAAATATTGCAACCATGGCTAAGCTTGGAAGAAGAACAGGCTTAGGAGTCACTGCAGTGGGAGATGCCTTAGCAGCGCTTGGAGTTCAATATGGATCTAATAGATCTATTGAGACCGTTGGACTTTTTTATAGGACTTTAGCAGTAAATGCATATCGGTCTTCCTGCATCATGGCAAAGGAAAGAGGAGCATTTGAAATTCATGATCACGACAAGGAGCGAGGGAATGAGTTTTTAGAAAGAATCTGGGCTGAGGCGCCTGACATATATGAGATGAGCCATAAGTTTGGTCGTCGTAATATTGCTCTGACGACAACAGCACCAGCAGGATCAGTTTCTGTTCTTACGCAAACCACCAGCGGGATTGAGCCGGCATATATGCTAAAGTATACCCGTCGTAAAAAGTTAACTGAAAACGATCTCGATGGAAGAGTAGATTTTGTTGACGATTCAGGCGATCGATGGCAGGAATATGACGTTTATCATCATGGATTTGAAAAGTGGATGAAGGAACAGAAAGACGAAATAAAAACGTTGCCCTTTGAGGAGCTTGAGGGACTAAGCCCATACTCAAAAGCAATCTCAGGTGATGTTAATTGGGTCGCCAAGGTAAAGATGCAAGCAGCAGCACAAATGTGGGTCTGTCACGCAATCTCTAACACAACTAACATTCCATCTGATACTGACATTGAGACTGTTAAGAAGATATACATGACAGGATGGAAGTCTGGCTGTAAAGGAGTTACTGTATATCGAGATGGATGTCGTTCAGGTGTGCTTATCAAAAGGAAAAAAAGCAGGTTTAGGACGCATGATGCTCCTTTCCGGCCCAAAGAATTAACGTGCTCCATTCATCACGCGTCAATTAAAGGTGAAGACTGGACCATTCTTGTTGGACTTATGGATGGTAGGCCCTATGAGGTCATGGGAGGTCTTCAAAAGTACATAGAGATTCCCAGAAAGTACAGGGAAGGAATCATTGTAAAGCATCCAAGAAAAACTCGAAACTCTATTTATGATCTTCGAGTGGGGAAAAATGGTGATGAATTTGTGATAAAGGATATCGTTTCAGTATTTGATAATCCTAATCATGCCGGATTTACGAGAACCATCTCATTAGCTCTCCGTCACGGTGCTTCAATTCACTATGTTGTTGAACAGCTTCAAAAAGATCGAGAGATGGATATGTTTTCATTTTCTAAGGTGATCTCTCGAGTTCTTAAAAGCTATATCAAGGATGGTACCGTTCCCGGAAAGACGACTTGTGAAAATTGTGGGGCCGAGGATTCCCTAAGATATCAAGAAGGATGTGTGACGTGTACTGCATGCGGAAGCGGTAAGTGCGGATGACAACATCTGAACTTATGCACCTTGTGACCGTCACTGACGATGCCGGTATCCAAGTGCGCAAGCTGCTCAACGAAGAAGGCAACCCTGCGATGGGACTTCGCCTGGGAATTAAGGGCGGAGGCTGCTCTGGGTTGTCCTATGTGATGGACTTCACAGAGGAGCAGGAAGGGGACACTGTGATCGAATATGATGGATTCCGGGTATTTCTAGACCGAAAGAGCACGATTTATCTCTCTGGCATCACCTTGGATCACCAGAGTGGACTGGAAGGAAAGGGCTTTGTCTTTCAGAACCCGGCAGCCACCAACACCTGCGGTTGTGGGGAAAAGCTTCTCTCTCTGGCATGCGTGCAGGATAAATTATTTGATCTTGCTGATATTAAGTTATGCATAGACATGAAGCCCTATTTATTTCTTAATGGATTGGAGATAGACTATTCAATCATGCGGTTGTAGTGAGAATCTCTTTTTAGGATACAGTGTGCATTGGACAGTTAAGATCTCTCCTCTTTTAAAGGAATATGAGCTAAGAAAAAATCCAGTTATTGTCAGAGTAAATAAATTTGATGAAAAATCAGCAAAGGAATTTCAGGAACAAATTGCCTTAGCTCACAACACAGGGCAGCAGATAATTCCGGTGATCATCGATTCATATGGAGGTCAGGTCTACTCCCTGATGGCAATGATAAGTACTATTAAGCATGCAGAGATTTCTGTAGCCACTGTGGTTGAGGGAAAGGCGATGTCGTGTGGAGCAATTCTCTTTTCTTTCGGTGAGGAGGGATTACGATTTATGGATCCAGATGCCACGATAATGATTCACGACGTCTCTTCAATGGAGATTGGAAAGGTGGAAGAGATAAAGGCATCAGCCGAAGAAACAGAAAGGCTCAATCAAAAAGTTTATACAATGATGGCTAGAAACTGTGGAAAGAAAGATGATTATTTTCTAAAGCTAGTTCACAAGAAAGGTCACGCAGACTGGTTTTTAGACGCCGCAGAGGCAAAGAAACACAACTTAGCAAATCAGCTAAGGGTGCCAAAAATCAATGTTAATATCGATGTAGACATTGATTTAGAATAGCTTGTAAGGAGAGCAAAGGTGGAAGACAAGAATAAGATGAAACTATACAGATATACGCTTCATGTGGAAGCGTTTGGTAGTAATCCGGATGAGGCTTTAGT